ATAGAGGTATTCCTCAACCAGCTGTTCAACAATGGTTATGGGTAGTGGCTGGTGCAAGCATGGTACCTGCTAATCAACTTCAAAAAATAATTATACTTAGTGGTGGTGGACAAAACGGAAAATCATTATATACAAGTTTGATTAGATTATGTTTAGGCGAAGAAATGTATAATGAAAGTAAAATATTTGATAGTAACCCTCAAGAAAAATTCTGGGGAGAGAATTTAGATCATGGTATTTTATGTGTTGTAGATGATTTAGTTAGAAATTATGATAGAGAAGCATTCACAGCATTAAAAGGTGCGTTAACAGGAACAGATAGTGTAATGATTAATGAAAAGTTTAAGCCTAAGAAAAGATTAGATGTGTTACCTCAGATTATAGCTTGTACTAACTTTGACTTTGAACTATATGATAAATCTGAAGGTATGAAACGTAGAGTTAAAGTATTACCTACTGAGTTTCATATAGATGATGAAGATAAAGATGGGGATTTACAATTCAAATTAGTACTGAACACAAAAGATCCCGTAGCAGTAGCTGATTATAGAATGAAAGAAGATAGTTTTGGGGACAAAGGACCTTTGGTAATGCACATGCATACAAAAGAAAGTGGTGTATTAAAGAGTTTAGAAGACGGACCATTAGCTTGGTTTGCTAATAAAGCTCGTTATATGTATTTAGACTGGTTAATGAAATCACTAAAACTAGAAGATAGTGAAGGTATGAAAGAGCGTATGGAAGGTACTTTCGCAGGTGGTTTTGAAGCAGAGCTTGCTGAATTTTTACTATGGTATGTGACTGAACGTGGGGAAAGTATCTGGACAAAAGAGTTATATTTAGAGTATAATGATTGGCATATAGAAATGTCTACTGGGGAAACGTTAATGAACGAAAGAGCGTTTTCAAGAAACTTAAATAGAGCTATTACTTCTGTACAAGATAAAGGATATAAATTATTAATGAAGAAAAAGAAAAATGATAAAGGTATGAGTTTAAATAAATTATTTATCGGTGATGACGTGGACGCAGAGAGATAGTGAACATAAAGAAAGGAGGAAGGATATGCCTAGAGGTAGACCTAAAAAGGAAGTAAAAGAAGATATAAGTGATACATTAGGTACATTTTTGAGAGGCGACAGATACGACGATGACGAAAGATATAGAGAGAGTGTTGATACTATATACAAAAAGCTAAGACCTATTTGGGTACAAGAGTGTAAAGACGCCGTATGGTTGTTACAAGAAGATTATGTTCATACTGTTGCTGAAATTTTATATTTAGACGATCAAATGGGTGGTAACTTAGACCCTACCACCCTTAGTATGGAAAAACAAAACTTATTAGGTTGGAAGCAAGTTCAATCTGTAATAGAAAGATACCGTGCAGAAGATTACAGTTTAGTAGATAGTGATAGAATTAAAGCTATCCTTTCTAGTATAATTAAGAACACACAGGCACGTGATACAGATAGATTAAAGGCTATTGAAATGTATACAAGTATGTATTCAAGTGATAATATAGAAGGAATTACTTTCTTAAACGATTTATATGTAGGAGATAGAAAAAAAGAGGAGGACACTGATGGCAAGTAGTAAATTAAGTGAACTAATTTTACCTAACTATTGGGATTTACTTGCTGACGGAATAGGCGGTCAACTTAAAAGGAGTAGAAAAATGTTCCTGAGAGGTGGCCGTTTTTCTGGAAAGTCTTATTTTGGTGCGCATTTAATAGTGCTGACACTGATGGCATTAGCAAGTGAACACAAAGAAGGAGAGCCGTGGGCATGTTGTCTGGCATTAAGAAAATATAGTAACACACTTAAAACTTCTGTATATGCTGAGATTGCTAATGCTATAATAAATTTAGGTGTTGAAGATAAGTGGCAAATGCTTACTAACCCAATGGAGATAAGACTTAAAGGTACTAAAACAGTAATTAAGTTTGCTAACTTGAACACAGCTGAGGACTATGGAAAAGTTAAATCTATTAAGTGGCCTGGTGGTTACTGTCGTATGATATGGTTTGAAGAAGCCGACCAATTTCAATCTAAACATGATGTAGACCAAGTCTTGCTTTCTTTATATCGTGGTGGAGATATATTTGAAACTCTGTTCACTTATAACACACCATTTAGTCCTAGTCATTGGTTAAACATTGGTTGGAATAACGAAACTAAAATGATAACTGACGCTGATAGTGGAGAAGTAAAAATAAAGCGTGAAAAGGTTTATTTCAAACATGTTAATTTATATGATATACCAAGAGGTATCGTACCTGAGCAAGTATATGATATGGCTGAGGCTATGAGATTAGATAATCTTCAAGAGTGGAAACACGTTATTATGGGGGAGGTTGGAGACCCCGCTACTATGGTATTCCCGAATATCAAACCTGTACGAATAGAAGATATAGACCCAAAAGATTTCACAATGGGAGTGAACAACTGGCGCTGGCTTGTTGGCATGGACTATGGTTACAGACCCGACCCTACTGTTGGTGTGGTTGTAGGCTATAATAAAATTAAAAAGGTTTTATGGATAACAGACGAGTGTAGAGGAATAGGCTGGAGTGAAGAAGGTATTTATAATGCTGTTGTAGAAATGCTTAAGCGTGGTGGACGTGTATTTAGCAACTGTGTAACAGTAAGTAGTTTAATAAACAGTGAAATAGATAACAGAATTATAGACGGATTAAGAGCCAAGGGGTTGAACATATACCCAGTCAAGAAAGTATCAGGGAGTAGAGATATCTCATATCAATTTTTAACAGGAGGATATGGTGATGTAAGAGAGATATGGATAGACAGTGAACAGTGCCCGGGGTGCTGGGCAGAATTTATATCGGCAGAGTTTTTGCGTAGAGATATTGGTGGCAAAGAAATAATTGTTCAAGAGTGGCCAACCGTTGACGACCACGGTATAGACGCAACAAGATATGCTACTTTGGATTTGTGGCTAGGACGTGCTATTACTGGTAGCAAGAGAACTTTGTTATAAGAAAGAGGTGTTTTATGATAGGTATAGGAGACTATGACGGTAAGAGCCGAAAGAGACGTGAGGTGTGCACGAGGGAGGATCAGCTTCTGTTCAATGGGAAGAAGTACAGGCGTGAGCCGGAGACCCGGGTACTATGTCTGCACGACAGGTAAAAAGAGACAGAGACTACATGTGGCTATGTGGGAATTTAAGTATGGGGTGGCTGTACCCCCCGGGTGTATCATTCATCATTTAGACTGGGATAAAACTCATAACACAGTAGAAAATTTAGTATGTGTAAGTGTAGACGAGCATAATAAAATTCATAATATCTTAGGTGGCGAAGCGGGCAAGGAGCTGGGTTATGAACTGGTGAAGGTAAGAGGTGTCTCAGGAATTGATGGAATTAAAACAAAAAATATTGACTGAACAAAATATGTATGATAAAATAATTATAATTTAATATTTGGTCCCACCGGTTCTGGTATTTGCGCCGGTGAGGGTAATTCAATTTTACTTTGTAAAAGCACTGGAATAGTTGGTCTTCCCGGTGCTTTTATTTTTTATATTTTTATTTTATATGTGCTGCTGGTAGTCAGATATGTCTTTTTTATTAGTTGTGTTGCTAAGGGTTGTGCGACGGTCTGTATGTGGGTTAAGTGTATCATATGGTGTTGCTGGTATAGGAGTAGTATGAGGGTGTGTGAATGGAGAAGGAGCGAGAGGAGCAAAGTGATTTGTAAGTATATAAGTTAATTGATTTGACACCGTACGCATTTCTTCTGCTGCTTGTTCATATAAAATATTATATAAATCTTCTGGAATTGTAATAGTTAATCTTTTTGTTTTCATGATTTGTTTTTACCTCCTTTCGTGTGATATTTGATATGATATTAGTATTATATACTACGCCTAATGATTTGTCAAGTGTGCCTAAGTGTAAAGAATCAGGCGAGGATCGGGCGTAAATAAATGAGGGTAGACGTAGATAGGCGTAGCGTTTTTGGTAGATTTTGGAAAATTTTTATTGGTTGCTCTAAGTTAGAATTTAAAGCAACCGCTTAGAGCGAAGCGACTTTCGCGATGTTGGTTGCTCCAAATAGATAGATTTTATATAGTACATATATTTTTTGAGGAAAAGATACAACTCACTAGATACAAAAAAATATAGAGAATTTTAATATTTAATCACTTGTGTCAACTTTAATTATAAGTCAATAGTGTAACACTTGGGAGAGAAGGGATACAGCCGTTGCTCCAAAGTTGCTCCAAATTTTTATAAACATATAAACATCACATGAACAGACTTAGTTACAAGTCAAGTATATCAACCGAGTTGCTCCAAATTAACAACTTTTTTTATAAACAATTTTTTTGGAGCAACCGAGTTAAATTTAGAGCAACCAGAGGTGTTGTTAAATCAAAAGTGAACAGGAGTGGGGCAGGATAAAATACACACGCACATAAAAAAAGGGGTCATGTATTCCCCCTTCTTCTTATTTTAATAATCATGTTCTTGAATAATAGTTTTTGCCATTTCTAGTCCATTTATATATCCATCAATTTCTTGTTCAGATATTTCTGAGTCTTCCCTGAAGTAAACATCCGCTTCTCGGATTTTTTCATCTAATAAATATAATAATCTTTCTTCTTGTTTTTTAGTTAGCATTCTTTTCATCTCCTTTCATCTAAAAGTGAACAGCGATGGGGCGGGACAAAACACACGCACACTTGGTATGCACACATAACATACGCTCTATACGAACAAATGTTTTGCACACCGCCCACAGAAAAGACGGGGGCTACTACTCCCCCGCCTCATTGATACTAAATAATATATCGTATGTTTCTTTACCTTTCGCATGGCACTTCTCACACTCATAAGGATAAATCAAAACATCTTCTATTATTGGGTCGCTGTATAAAATCTTATCGCTACCACACTTGGCACATATTCCTGGATTGTAACAACTGTTCATATCCTACACTCCTTTCTCTTTATTAACAAATTTTCTGTAATTACGGTGTCCTTTATATCCTAATGTAACACCTTGATTTGAAACTGCTAACCACTCACTTGCTCTTAATGGCTCAATGTATAATTGTCGTGCGTCTTTAAGGCTACAACCTACTAGGTTAGCAACTGCTGTAGAGGAAATCTTCCCACGCTCAACTACTTTTTGAACAATCTTAAACTCCTTGGCAGATAATCCTGTATCGCCGTTAATTTTGAATCTTGAGTCAAGAAGACTGTTCACTTGGCGCTCGGTGAGTTTTTTATATCCTTCACGGATCATACCTGCTCTCATAGATTTCGTTAACGACAATGCTGTTCTTGGTACACCTTTCGCTGCACGAATAATGCTAGGTATTCCTGCTGGATCTAAATCTGGGTTCGCGCAGTGAACAATTTGTGCTAATTCTTCGTCATTATAATCCTGCAACTCTACAAACTTACATCTGTTTACAAATGCTTCGGGTAAAGGTGATAATATATTTGTAGCGAATACAAATCTAACTTTTGGTAATGGTAAGTCCATACACAAATCTGTATCGTAAAATGTACCTTTATCTATTATCTTGTAAAGTCCTTCAAGTACGGCTGGTCTTAATGAATGAATTTCGTCAAAGAATAATATCTCACCATCTTCTGCCTCTTTGATCGGCTTCAACATGCTGTTCACTCTATCACTCCTCATCTGGGTTGTGTCCACGGTTTTACAACCTAGACTTTCTGCAAACATTGTTTTCCCAAATCCGGATGATCCATAGATCAGAAGCGGCTGCTGTTCACACTCATACCAATCCTGAATGGCACGCTTTGCTTGGTCTTGTCCTATAATATTCTCAAACATTTCAACACCCCCTTTCTTATCCTAATATTATTGTCTTTTCCATAGGTGCAATGTCTTTATCTAAACCGTCAATGTCCATTCCATAATCTTCTAATCCGTCAAATAATTCTTTTGGTGTAGTGAATGAATACCAACAGTAATGATAACCATTTCCTTCGTCATCGTTAGATAACATTATAGTATAATCACTATGTCCTTTTTCAATTTCTTTTTTGCATACATTATATAAGTCCTTAATCGTTAAAGGTTTATTCATTATAATCACTCCTTTCGCTGACATTATATCATATTTTATAAACAATGTCAATCACACTTATTTTTTGATTTCTGCTTTCAAACCAGAGTCAGCATCCTGATCCGGTTGTTCACTTTTCTT